CGAAGAAGTCAGTTTCCCAGGTCCCTAAGGGGGGCCGGAAGGCAAGGCATTCCTTGATATTCAGTGAAGCAATATCATGGAGAAAATTCCTTGTTTTCCTGAAGATAGCTGGCAGACGGCCACTACCTCTCAAAAGAAAGGCAACGACACGTGTGTCAAGCCAATTCCCCCCCGCTCAACGGACATGGAAGTTAATCCATTCGTTGAACAACGACAAATCACATCATCGCGCGAACGGTGACCACACACCCCCCCCCTCAAACTTGGCTATCGTGCGCAAGTACTTTCCGGCAATCCATATGTCATATGAACTGGCTACTGGAAAGCTCAAGGATATGAGAGGTTCTCACAATCAGAACATAGTAAAAGGTTTCTGCTCTTTAATCAATGCACTCATCACTGAAGGCCCGCAGGCGGCTTCAAGATGGGGCCATCTTTGGAGAGAGAAATCTTTAATGTTCCGGAAGCTAGAACCGACCACGTCCAAGAGACTCCACATCGCTTCAACGGTCGTTCGAAGCATTGGATGGGAGTACTCAGCTGATCAGCGAGCAGAGAAGGAGGAGATAGCTGTGCAGGCTTGGATGTCAGATCCACACATGGTCAGGGAAGACCTTTATGAGGGGTTGCAAGAGTATATCTCACAACTGCCGCGCATGAAGGTCAAAGAGCCCCTAGCACCACTGTTATCTGACAAAAGTTGCCTCACACATAACACACGGGCGGGTGGCTGCGCAGCTAGCATTGCTGAACGATACGAGGCGCACCTAGAGGAAAGGACCCAAGATTGGCTGTCCATGATGTTCGAAGCTCCCCCCTGGGCGGCAATAGCCGCCGGAGGGGAGTACAACATCACAGAGCAGACTCTCGAGGGACCCAACCAATTGGGCGCCTGGCGAAGTGAGCCCTCAACTCAGGGGGCCAAAGTGGATGAGTACGCAAGGAAGTTGTTTTCACAGCTTCCGGCTTATGCGGACATCAGACCACTGGCCCTCCAAGAATTGGGCAAGCTTCGCGCAATCTCTCTGCACCCAGCAGAGGAGGTCATTGAAGGGAAAAGGGTAACGGCCGTTTATTTACGGAACTTACGTTGCTTTTACACCATTCATGACATCCTGTCTGGGCAGGAGATTGCTATATTCAACAAAGCAGCCGGCGCAAAGATTCTATCAGCAGATCTCACAGCAGCAACCGACCACATCGACCATGAGTTGGCACAAAGAACAGCCCGAATGTTCAACGAACATATCGGCCATCCGGAGCTAAATAGCTCGACGGACTTCCTCTTTGGACCAAAACGATTGGCAGATGGGCGGGTCACAAGACGTGGGATCCATATGGGTTTAGGGGCAGGATGGACAATTCTCTGCCTTCTCAATGGCTTTGCAGCATGGAATACGGGAGCGAACAAGGAATCACACGCTATTTGCGGTGACGACCTAGCAGGTGCCTTCACACCTCATCAACGACAGATCTACCTGAAAACGATAGAGGATCTTGGTCTCAAGATAAACCACAAGAAGTCCTTTTATGGACCTCGAGGGGTTTTCTGTGAGAAGCTAATCCTCCCGGTTTCACCGGGGCTCTGGAAGAGTGAGGAGTTGGCACACCTGTCTGAGGTGTCAGGTGCAAAATGCGAGCAAGACCGAGAACGCAACCGTTTCGAAATGCTGAAGCATCTAGAAGGAAAGAAGGACAAATTCGTCGACCGACTTATCCGTCAAACGCAAGACCGTCTGGTCCCAGGGTTACCCCCAGGACCAACAGCACTTGGTTTATCAGGAAAGGCGGGAGCAAACATGTCCCTTGAATTGGCCAAAATCGTGGTGAAAGGCCTACCACGATTGACAACTTCCGGCGAGAGGAGCGAGTTCATGGATCACGTAAGTGTATCCAGTGAGAGTGCTCCGGGAAGTTATCCGATGCCCGTTATGACCCAAGCTTTGGAGGAGATCCGTCAAAGGGATGCATATTTACGCGGTGAGAAGTTTAGGAAACCTCAGACACTCGCCGCAAAAGTGCTTCTCCAGAGAGCGATCGCGAACTCCAAAGTTACTGGTAAAATCAAAGCCACCACATTGCAATCGCTACTGGATTGCAAGCCGTTCATGTCACTATCAAAGAAGGCACAGAAGGTTGTGCTCTACTTGGTGCGTGGAAGAACACGCGATGGGAAGATTTGTCAATTTCCGGAACGATTATCGTACAAGATCCAGAGGATCTTGTGTAACAAAGGGGCAGTGCCTTTCGCAGTCATCGAAGATGACTACTACTCAGCGGATAGGCGGGCCCAGTTGAAACAAACGTTGGCAAGGTGTGCACAACGCTACGGAGAATCGAACCGACGAGGTAAGAACCCTACTCACACATGAGCAGGG